AGATGCTCAGGAGTCTCGTGGGCTCGGAGATGTGTATAAGAGACAGTGTATGTACGCACAAACACAAATACGGTGAATATTCACACGTTCTATTAACAGATAAAGAACACACACACCTATTAGATTTATATAGTGATTCATTGGATGAGCATATAAAGATATTAGATGAATATATTGAAACGAGTGGAAAGAAATACAAAAACCATTCACTTGTGATTCAGAAGTGGGTACATGATGAATGGATGAAAAGAAATAAGAACAAGCCTGTAAAACTTGATTCTAAATTCTATGTACAAGAAAGCAATCAATCGTATGCAGATGTACATAAGGAAATGGAACGAGTGAGAAGGGAAATATTAGGAGCATAGAAAGAGAGATAAATAAATATGACAAGTAAAGATATTGAATTAATTAAAGAAATGCTTCAAATGCAAACTAAACTAGATGAAGCTATCATGAAAGAATACGGATTATACACAATTGATGAAAAGAATTTGAGTTTCGCAATCCTAGATGAAGTCGGTGAATTGACTCATGAATTAAAAGGAAACTGGTGTTGGTGGAAGAAAACGCAAGCACCTGTTGATAAAGAAAAGGTTTTAGGCGAGTTAGTTGATATTTGGCATTTCTTGTTAAGTTATCAGAATCACTTCATTAACGGAGAAAAGGGGATTGAATATACTTGTACATTTAAAAGAAATTCAAAAAATATATTAAGCCTTATGAGAAATAACGAGTTTGGGTTAACGGTAGCTTTTTCTGATTTAGTTTCATGGAAGTGGAACAAGTTGGAAAGAGCAACCGCAATAACTGAATACCTAGGCTTCACAATCGAAGATGTGTATCAAGCTTATTGCGGAAAGAATAAAATCAACTATCAAAGATTGAAGGAGGGGTACTAATGTGGATTAGAAGTAAGAATAAAGAAGTATTGGTGAATGTTAGTGAATTTGAGGTTCTTCCTAATATTGGTGAAGATACGTATACCGTATACGGATATGTTGACAGAAGTAGCACTGAACTAGGTGTTTATTCAAGTCACAAAAAAGCTTTAAATGTTTTAGATAAGATTCAAAATAGCTTAGAGCATTCAAACAATTCTGTATTTCAAATGCCACAAAATGAGGATGTTGAGCTGACGTTTGAAGAATTCCAAGAAATCAATAACAAATATAATTATTCAATGGTGTTTTGCAATCAATTCAAATGTTTGTCTACGGATGAATATGAAAATCTCGTAAAGAGTTTAATTAAAGAAGGATTCAGATGAGGATGTTGAAGTATGACAAAAGAAGAAATTAAACAAATAGAAAACTTTGTGTTTCTTAAAATGGAAGAATACGAAAATAGAGGTACAACTTATGGAAGTGGAGTATCGGACGGCTTAGAAATGGCTCTTATGTTTATTTATGATATACATGATATAGACGATAAAGAGGTTATTGAATCGTTAAAAAATACGATTGTATTTCTAAAAAGAAACATAAGAAAGCAAGTGGATAAAGAGGTGTAAGTATGACAGAAAAAGATTTAGAAGAATTTGAAAAAGAATTCGGTTTCAAACTGTTGCCTACATCATTCAAAAAGCCTTTATCAGAAATCACAAAAGAGGAATACAGAGAACGTATTGAATATGTGCGGAATGCAATTATTAATGACAATTCAAATGAGGAGGATGATTTTTAATGGAAGGGTTTGTTCAAATGTCACTAAAAACATATGATTTGTTAAAGTCTAACGTTGAGTATTTAAAAGGAGCACTAAAAAAGGAACAAGAATCACATAATGAAGATGTTGCACAAGCAAAAAAAGAAAAAAATGATTTGGCTGAAAAAATAGACCAGTATAAGCAACACATTCTAAAAAGTAATTGTAAATTGTTAAATATTGAGGTCTATTCACTAGAGCAATATTTGAGTATAGATTCATGGACCTATGGAATGAATTACAAAGATGAATTATTAAATCTAGGGTTCACAAAACAAGAAATGGATGGATTTATAGCCGATAAATATGAAGAATTAGTGAAGCAGAAAGAAGAAGATGAAGATGATTGAAGAAAGAATTGATGAGTTAATCATCGTTTATCAAGAAAGAATTAGAATGGAAAATAAATTCAGAGATGAAGAACTTGAGGAATTGAAAGCTAAAATCTTAAAAGATTCGTTAGTTAGTATAGAAGATAAATACACTGATTTAGCTCAAAAAATAGACCATCGTGAAAAAGAAATTCATAGAATGGAATATTTTATGAATGAATTGAAATTGATAAAAAAGGAGATTGAAAATGATTAGATTACAAAATAATTGTGCAATCACTTCTAACGGTGGTTCATTCGCCCTTGTAACATTTGTGAAGGGTAAGGATAAAGAAGGAAATGAGATAGACGTACAAAAGCCTATCTCATACCATACAACACTAGAATCGGCTTTACAGAGCTATTCAAACTGTAGAATGGCAGATTTAGTAGCCAATGTAGATTTAGACTTGAAGCAAGTTAAAGAAGCTATTGACGAATTAAAAAAGGAGATAAAAGCGTATGAATTATAAATTTTATGCACATGGAGAATGTACTTATGTTGGAACTGTAGAAGCAAGTTCTAAAGAAGAAGCGCTAAGAAAAATTAAAAATTATGATTATGATGATGTTGAATTAGTGGATGACGAAATGAATATCAACTCTATTGATAAATGCGATATAGAAGAAGATTAAGGGTGATGAAATGAATAAATATCAAAAAGCTATTAAAGTAGTAGATACATTACTACACTTAATGTGTGGAGAAGAAAGAGAAGATGGATATAAGCCGACTATGGAAGAAATGTCTAAATTTATGGACTTGTTAAGAGATTTAGCTAATAAAGCAGATTCAAAACACGAAGAAATGACTGCTAGTGGAATATTTGAAAAGCTAGAATTTACAAGAAAATTAGATTCAAAAAAATTAATATATACCAAAGCACTAAAAGGAACATTTCATTGTTTTGAAATCACATTTGATTTAACAGAAAAAGAAGTTGAATTGTATGATGACCATGAAGCTTATACGATAAATAACGCTTTATTAAAAGCTATTGACAAGCAAGCAGAGGAATTAGGATGGCTAGATGAAAAGACTTGTACTAATTTATCAGAATTTGATTCAATTGATGAATTTGAATGTTCTAATTGTGGAATTGTATTGAGTGAGTATCAACAAATTGAAATTGATGAAGATGATGGAGAAAGGTTCTTTTACGATTACAGACCTAAGTATTGTCCAAATTGTGGGAGAAAGATTGTAGAGGAGAAAGAAAATGATTAATGTAGCAGTAATAGCAGGGCACTTAACTAAAGATGTTGAACTATCAAAAACACAAAATGGAAATAGCGTAGCAAAATTTACGGTAGCAGTAAATGGATATAATAACACTACAGATTTTATTAATTGTGTAGCATGGAATAAATTAGCAGATATTGTGAATATGTATTGCAAGAAAGGTGATTTAGTTACAGTTGAAGGAAGAATTAGCGTTAGAAATTATGATAACCAACAAGGGCAAAGAATTTATATCACTGAAATTGTCGCTAGCAACGTGCAATTACCGCCTAAAAACGTTTCTAATGGGCAAAATTTCAGTTCTAATGTAAATGCATATCAATATCCAAACCAAGCAAATAACAACGCTTACGGCGTTCAAAACACATATACACAACCGAGCTTAACTCAACAAATTGCACAACAAGAATATACTGAAAGCGGATTAAATATTGCTTCAGATGATTTACCTTTTAAGTAATTCTATAGCTTGACGAACTATAGAATAAAATTGTCAAAAAATGGAGGTAACTAATAAGAGAACACTGGACAGAAGAAAAGATAAAATCACAAATCAAAGAAATGATTATTGATACAGGATTAAACAGAATGCCTACAAGAAGAGAAGTTGAAGAATACTATGGAGATTCAAAATTAGGCAATGCAATTTCAAAAAGAAATTTATGGTTTCCTTTAGCGAAAGAATTACATTTAGAATCAAAACCAAGTAGAACAAATTTCGGCAGAAAATATGAATTGAAATTCATGGATTATATAGAGAATAAAGGATATGAAGCTATTAAAATGTCTACAAAACATCCGTATGATATTTTAGTGAATGAATGTGTAAAAGTTGATGTGAAAGCGAGTACTTTATACAGAGGTAGGAATGGGAGCTTTTACACATTCAATTTAGAAAAAATATATCCAACTTGCGACATATATATCTTGTACATACTTAGTGATGATGAAAAAGTTTTAGATGTATTAGTAATTCCTAGTAAAGATGTTATAGGGATAAGTCAAATAAGTGTAGGAGAGCATTCTAGCAAATATTACAAATATTCAAACAAATGGAGCTATATAAAACGATATTGTGATTTTATAAAGACATTAAATTAATACGGAGGTGGCTTTAATAGAAATGAATTATGAAGAAAGGATTAAAGAGTTAATTTCAAAGAATAATAAATTAGGAAGGACAAATATTAAGCTTAATCAGACTATAAAAGAAAGAAACGAAACAATTCATACTCAAGCTAAAGAAATCAAGAAATTAAGAAGTGAAGTTGGCGAATTAAAAGATAGATTGTATAAGGTATACAGTTCATGAGCACCTATGAAGATGTAAAACGACACTTCTTGTGTGAATGCCAATCTTATACATACTATGAGCAAAAGATAGCAGAGTTACAAAGGGATGAAGCAATTTATCCTTTAAAAGCCGAGCTATTCTTAGCTCATGCAGATTATGCAAGAAGAATGAACTATGTAAAAGACAAATTAAGCCAACTTGATGATACGACTCGAGCCATGATTGAGTATAGATATATAAAGGGATTCAGTGCAGAAAAGACATCTAATATTGTAGGTTATGCAAGAGAAGAAATTCCAAGAAAAATAAACAAGAATTTAAAGAAAGTGCTCACAATGTGAGCATTTTTTCATGTAATAATTGTTTTAGCAGGATAGAGCAGTAGTAGCTCACTAGTCTTATTAGCTAGAGGTCGAATGGTGCAAATCCTTCTCCTGCAACCATGTTTACAAAGTCTATTGGTTAATATTTCTTAAATTTATGATAACTTCTAAATTAATGTGATTTGTGACTGCCAAAATATAAATTCGTTAATTCACTCTAAATCATATATTTAAATACCAACAATATAAGGCATGCCATTAGGCTTTTGTATATAACCGAGCGTTTGTCTCGGTTCTTTTAATAATAAGGAGGAGAATATGGGTTCAAGAGAATTTCAAGAATTAGCAATGAAGGCAGTATTTCAAGTAAACCCAAATATTGCAATCAGTGAAATGTTCGTTGTATGGATGGTTAAAGTACTTCAAAACAATAAAGCATTAATTAGTGCTATGAGCACGGATAATTATTATGAAGTAACGTATAACGGCGATAAAAAGGAATTATACGTTGATGAATACATCAAGAATACAAATACTTGTCTAAATGTAAATGACGCTCTATGAGCTTAAAAAAGGGGAATAAAATGGAAATTATTAAATTAAAAATTAATGACATCGCACATTACGAAAAGAACGCACCACAAAGTTGATTGGAAACATTGCACACCAAAAATATTGAGTGATAAATATAGAAAGGGGATGTAATAATAGCGAATGGAAAAGTTGGAAGACCTAACAAGGATTTCGACAAAGAAGAATTTGAAAAATTGTTAGCTATTCAATGCACGCAAGCAGAAGTATGCTATTTTTTTAACACGACAGATAAGACACTATCAAAATGGTGCAAACGTACATATGGAACTGATTTCTCCGAATGTTTAAAAAGGTTCGGCGCACAAGGAAGAATTTCGTTACGAAGAGCGCAATTTAAACTAGCTTCAAAGAGTCCTGCAATGGCTATTTTCTTAGGCAAACAATTCCTAGGTCAATCAGATAAGGTAGAAACACATTTTGACGCTTCAGAAGTAAATGCAATTAATAAAGCTATGATTACAGATGTAGCAAAAGAAAGAAGAATTGAAGATTTTGAATAAGCCTGCGCCTTTCAATCAAAAACAATTAACTTATCTTAAAAGAACATTCGATTCATGGCTTAATGTATTAGAAGGTGGGAAAAGAGGCGGAAAGAATGTATTAAATACATACGCTTTCTGTATTGCTTTAGAAACACATCCGGATAAGTTCCATTTAATAGCAGGAACAGATACATCATCTGCACGTGTTAATATTGGAGATTGTAATGGATATGGATTGCAGAACTACTTTGCGAATAGATTCAAAGTGGGAAAGTATGAAGGTAAAGACTGTTATTACATCAACACAAAGGTTGGAGAAAAGGTTGTATTCTTTGCCGGTGGTGCTAAGAAAGGCTCAGAGAATGCAATACATGGTTATTCTTATGGAATGGCATATGTAACAGAAGCAAACCTTTGTTGCATTGAGTTTCTACAAGAAGTGATGGATAGAACGATAGCGTCAAGCGATAGAAAGATATTTCATGATTTAAACCCAAAAGGCAAGAATCATTGGTATTACACAGATTTCTTGAAATATCATGAGGAGCAACAGAATAAAGATTCTACATATGGTTACAACTATGGGCATACCACCTTAGTTGACAATTATTCTTTAAGTGATGAGCAGATAAGAACAGTCTTGAAATCATACGATAAGAATAGCGTTTATTACAAAAGAGACATAAAAGGACAAAGGGAAGAAGCCGAAGGACTTGTATTCCCTTATTTTGCAAATGACTGCAAACCTTATTTATTTAAATATCAGAGTCTAAAAGAAAAGATGAATGAAAAAGGAAAAAGGTTTAGTCATTTAATCATAGGTGTTGACTTTGGAGACAATGGCTCAAAGTATTCATGGCACTTAACAGGGTTTACAAATGATTGGGATTATATGTGGGCACTTGATGAAGGAGACATGGCAAAGTCAAATGCAATAGACGCAACAAAGTTTTGCAAAGCGTTTGTAAGGTTCTATAAGCGTTGTGTTGAATGTTACGGATATGTAGAGTGGATATTTCCGGATAGTGCTTCAAATACACTTATAAACACGCTTAGAGCTTATTTTTACGCCGAAGGATTAGACGGAAGTATAATTGCACCAGTTAAGAAGAATGAGCTTGCAGACCGTCCTATAACGGTTGATAGCTTACTTGTTACAGGTAGGCTAAAGATAGAAGAACATTGTAAGAACTTAATAAACGCATTAAGCGAATTGGTATGGGATAAAAAGGAAGACATTCCAATAGATGAGAACGTAAACAATATCAATGATGATTGGGATTCGTTCTGCTATACATTTATAACCCATAGTGGATATATAGATTTAAGGAGGTAAGAAATAGAAACATCTAACACACGTAGACCGTGGTTTCAAAATTACCTAAACGATAGAGGGTATTATGTAGATACAAACGCAATTGAGATTATTGAATTGTGCAACAAGTGGTACACAAATACCGAAACAGAATTTCATACGGCATACACCTTGAACAATGAGGAATACACGCTAGACAAGACAGACTTTGCAAAGCGTTTATGCGAAGATGACGCAAACCTAATTGAAATCCTAGATATAAACGCAACTGAAGACAGTACAACAAATGACATTATTTCAGACATTCTAACAAAGAATAGGTTTGATGTAATGTATAGGAAACAAGTTGAGCAAATGTCTGCAAACGGAACAGTAGGAGCTTATGTGACGGTATCAAATGCCGAGATTTATGAAGATGGTTCATTTAGTGGAGGAGAAATCAGAATCAACTATTGTGATTCAATGAATATCCTCCCATTAACTGTTATCAATGATGAAATCGTTGAGGTAGCTTTCGTTGGAGTAAATTATGAGAAGTTAAAAAAAGTATATGTGATGGTCATGTTCTTAAAAGGACAAGACGAAAGATATATTGCAGAAACACATTACTTCAAAGATACAGGCGAGGAAATAAAAGAGCGTGCTCAGATTGTTCAATTAGATGTGGTTAAACCTTTTGCAATTATGAGAAATGCAAAGGTAAACAACTTACAAATGCAAGGGTACGGCTTGCCTAAGATTTGGAGTGCAATTGCTCCTTTGAAAACAATTGACTTGACAATGACAATGTGGAATCGAGATTTATTGAAATCAGATAAAATCGTTCTTGTAAATGAAGCATTAATGCAGAAAGACAAGAACGGAAAAGTGAAACAGAATCCACAATTAAAGAATATCTTCGTGCAATTGGGTAGAGACAAGTTGCCGGAAGAAAAAGCTTTATGGCAAGAATATAATCCAACAGTTAGAACACAAGAGGTTGTGCAGTCGTTAGAAACTGCATTAAGTATCTTATCTATGATGTTTGGATTCGGTACAAAAAAATACACGTTTGAGAGTGGAAGAATCGTAACGGCAACAGAATATATCGGTGAGAATCAAGACGCTATGAAGGAAGTAAACTCACAACGCAAAGAATCTACTGCATATATTCAAGGTATTATTCAAGCAATAGCATACTTCTATGAATTAACGCAAGGAAGAAAGCTTAATATTAATTCATTAGACATTGCTATTGATTATGATGATACTTATATCGAAGATAAGCAAAGCACTGCACAAGCGTTAAGAAATGACGCATTAACATTTGATATTCCAAGATTAAAGATTATGTATTTCATGAAACAATATGGCTTTACTGAAGAAGAAGCAACAGAGTTATTAAATGAAGAAATTCAAGATGATGGAGAGGAGGATGAAGAAGAATAGCAACAACATATTTTCCATTCATCTCTAGAAATGGTGATAGATTAGTATTATATGACGCTTTCAGAAGATTGTTCTCAAGCTACTTTACAAACGGCGTGTTCGTAGATGATTCTAGTACAGACCATTTAAGAGTTGAGAAAGCTCAAGGCTTAACATTAACAATTAAAGCAGGACGAGCAAACATTAATGGAGCGTTCTATTGGCAAAAAGACGACGAAACCATCACATTAACAAATTCTAGTTCCACAAAGACATACAATATTGTATTGAGATTAAACGACAACGATTCTTATAGAAATATTAGTGTAGTAGCTAGTGAATCAATCACAAGAACAGATTCTATCTATGATTTAGTTTTAGCGACTGTAAAGGTACAAGGTAACTCAACAGAAATTAAAGGCTCAGATATTACTGATACTAGATTAGATTCAAGTAGATGTGGAGTTGTTACAAACGCAATTAAGCAGATAGATACAACACAATTCTTTAACCAATTTGCAGAAGCAATAGCAGAAGCAAAAAAAGAATACGCAAAAGCTATACAAGAGAATCAAAAAGCATGGGATGATTGGTTCGCAATTGTTAAAGATGTTCTTGGAGAAGGAGAAGGTGGAAAGCTTCTTTTAATGATTCAAGACTTAGAAAAAGAACAGATGGAATTAAAAGCAAGACAGGAAATTAAATACAAGATAGGTACAGATGTACCAACTTTAGAAACTTGTCCTGCAGGATATTTCTATTTTCAGTTAGAGGTGTAGTTTATGGCTACTTATTATACAGGTATACATGGAATTAGCTTTCGTGTAGATTGTAGCAATTACATAGAAGGAACATATCCGAACATTAAACATAAAGTTTCATATACAATTTATCTACAACACGCATTTTATAATAACTCAACGCAATACAATGGAGCAGTTATTTATTTTGGATACAATAGCCATACTGTAAACATAAACACAGGTGGAGCAGGAACGTGGGCATTAGCTAGTGGAACACTAGAGTATTCATTTTCTACGAATAATAGAGAAGATTCTAGAAATATATATTTTAGTACTAGCTTCGGAAATATTTCTGCAAGTGGTTTGCAAACTGAATCAGCTACTATATCTATACCGAAAATCAAAGATATTGAATTAAGCAGTACTTATAATTCTGTAAGTTATAAAGCTACTTTGGAATCAAATCCTTATAATTTCTACACAATTAAAGCAACTTTAGATAAGACTTCTAAAATCGGCACTGAAGGAAAATTTGAGGGATTAACCCCAAACAAAGAATACGAGGTAAATTGCTATGTAAGATACCGAGGAGATACAAGTGTACTTTTAGAAAATCCTGTTAGCAAATTTATAAAGACTCAGAAACCAAACAAGCCAAAAGCAGGAAAGGTAGAAGCTTCTAATATTACTTATAAATCTGCTTATATTTCATGGAGTGGATTTAGCATTCAAGAAGGTGCAACAGATTATTATTATCAATCATCTACTGATGATAATAATTGGATAGATAGGTCAAAAGGGACAGGATTTGAAGTATCAAGGTTAAGCCCTAATACTGAATATACATATTATGTAAGAATTGTTGATAACTTTAGCACACCTTCTGATTCAGTAAAGGTAGTGTTTAAAACTACCAAACCGGATAAACCTAGCAAAGGAAGTGTAAGTTATACAGATTTGAATCCGTTTGGAGCTACATTTACTTGGAGTGGTTTTGAAATTAAAGAAGGTGCAAACTCATATTATTATCAGTATTCATATGATGGAATAATATGGAAGGATTTACAGACGCAAACAAAGTTAGTTGTGGATGATTTAGTACCGGAAACTATATACACATTCTACATTAGAATTGTAGATGATTTCGGCACTCCTTCAGATTACGCTAACGTGGGATTTACGACACCTGCAGACCAAGCAAAGATTGCATATCATGTTATTGATTATCAAGAAGCTATCTTAACTAAAGATGGATTTGAAATAACAGATAAAAAAGGAAATGTTCTATTAGCAGAAATGATTTCTGATACAGGGAAATTAATTCAAGCTAAGGTTTGGTATAACGATAACGGAGTTATAAAAAAAGTTAAAAAGATATATTTCAATAATGGAAATGATATTAAAGCAAATATCAATTATGGAGGGTAGCGAATAGGAGTAAAGATAGAAGATTTGCCTAGCTCAAACGGCATAAAAAAAGAAAATTTACTAATTATTGAAGATGAAGAAAGCACAAAGAAATGTACAGTACAACAATTAGATACTGCTTTAGGAATCAGTGCATTAAAGCAGAGATTTGATGCACTAGGTTTATCTGTAGACGAAGAAGGATATATTGTTCAGGAGGTAGACGATGAGTAAGAAAAGAATTCTAACAGAATATACAGGACAAGAAATTGCAAAAGCTTTATCTGTAATTGCTCAAACAAATATCGCACATTCCAATATGGATTGGAATAGTGTTCAAACAATCGTTGCAGATGGTGCGGGTGAAAAAGCATTTGCAATTGGTACGCAATTAATCGAGAAATGGACAGATACCGCAGAGCTAAAGGAATATGATATTCCGTGGCAAGTAAACCACTTTGAAGATGTAACTTTAGAGGACGGAGAAGTAGTTCCGGGAATGTGGCTACAATCGCACTATACTTTGCCTTTTGGTATTCAATTCTCACACCAAAGGGCTTTTATAGCATGCCCTAATGGATTAGCAGTAGGAACATATCATTTTGATTTTGTGAAAGAATGGGGAAGCAATGTTAAACCAGGAATCAATTACCAATTCACATTGACTAAACCAGTAGAAAAAGGTGGTAGATTAGCTGGATGTTACGGAGCACCAGATACCACACCATCAAGTTGGAAGGTTTATTCATACGGTAAAGATGGAATCACGCTAAATGAAACAGTTAATGTTACTGTTGGCAGTGGTGGAACAAATCTAGGAACAATACAATACGATAGTAGAAGTGGGAATTTAAATTCTATGCAAGAAATGGCATATGGATGGAACAGATGGAAAACATCTGTTTTAAGACAGTACTTAAATTCAAGCAAACCAAAAGGACAATGGTGGACTCCACAAGACCAATGGGATATTTGCCCTGACCAATTAGCAGGTAAAGACGGATTCCTTTGTGGTATGCCCGAGAAAATGCTAAATTGCTTAAAAAAAGTAAAGGTAGTTACTTATGCCAACACTGTAAATGATGAAGGTGCAGAGGATATTACATATGATTACGTTACGTTACCTTCGTTATCTCAGATGTTCATCAAACCACAGACGAGTGGAGAAGGTGATGTACACGCCTATTGGAAAAGAAGAAGTGGACGTACAATCCCTTGTGAATGGTTGACTGAGTATCCAAATATGATTGGATACTCAGTCGCAAATAAAACATCGGCTCAGAGCGTTCGTTTGCGTTCATCCGTTCGCTACAATGCTTATGATACGTGGCTTGTGTACTCTAATGGTACTATCACGAATAGCCATGCGAGTAGTGCGTTTGCTTGCAGTCCGCTTGTTTGCATTGCATAGATTGCATAGAAAGGAGCTTTTAAATGAAAATCAAACAACTAGAGACATCAATTGAAAGACAAGCTCAAGAGGAGTATCAAGCTTCACAAGTTCAAACTACAAAAGACGAATTAGAAAATCAGAAATTCATCACTCAGTATGTAGCATGCATGGCAGGTATTGAATTACCTGAGGAAGAAACGGAGGAAGTTAATGATGTACAGAATCTTGAGTAATCAGAAGAAAAGAGTTATCGAAGGTAAGTATAGCAAAGATTCATATTTATTCTTGGTTGAGCAAGCTTTTGAAAAAGGGAAGCTTACCGAAAAAGAATATAAAGAATTAATTGAATTTAATAATGAAGTTTAAAAGCGTTTTAAAGGGCATTTAAGCCCTTTTTCTATAGGGGGTATATAAATGTTAAGCGAAGAAGAACAAAGGGAACAAGAACGTAAAAGAAGGCAAGAACAAAGGAAACAAGAACGTCTACAAAAGCAGATTGAGAAAAGAAGAAAGCTTGAAGAAAGAGAAAGAAAAAGCGTAAAGCGTGCTAGTGTATTTGAATTAGGGATGATGATATTCATTTCTAATAAAATTCGTGAAGCTTTAGAAAAAAGCACCGAAGAAAACGCAAAATTTAATGAGATATTAGCAAAATCACTAGTAGATTTGCGTAAATTCACAAAAAAAGAATCAAAAAGTCTAAAAAAAGATGTAATCAATGAATCGAAAAAGGACTTTGAAGAAAATAAGCAAGGTACACTTGATTTAATCAAAGAAGCAAGTGGGAAACCTGTCAAAAAGAAACTAAAAATGGATTTATATAGAAGTCCACAGAAAGATACCGCAAAGCGTTGGAAGAAGTACATTAAATCAAACGCAAATACATATGCAATCGGTAAAGATAAACTACCTGTATTCTTTACAAAGGTAGTTCAAGAAGAAGTTAAAAATGTGGTAGATGGTAAATGTACGATTGATGATTCTTGCAGAAAAGCTATTTCAAAGTTAGCAAATAGTGGCGTAAAGATTGTGGAATATGATACAGGAGTTAAAAGAAATTTGGATGTATGGGTAAGGCAACAAATGCAGTATGCAGAAAAGGAATCATCACAAGAAATTAACAATAAATGTGCTAAAGATTTGGGAGTTACTGTATATGAATTTGACGCTCACGCAAATGCACGTCCAAGTCATAAGAAGTGGCAAGGAAAACGATACGATACGCAAGGGAAACTATATCCTAGCTTGTATGAGTTAACGCATGGAGAAGAAAAAGATTACGGATGTAGACACTTTGCACAACCGGTTTGGGATGTTGATATGCCTTACGCTTACACAAAAGACCAGTTAAAGAATATTGATACAAAGCCTTTCACATTCCAAGGAAAAAAATATGAAGGATATAAAGCTAGACAGTATCAAAGAGAGCTTGAAAGAAACATCAGAGCATTAAAAAGGGAAGTAATCTTATTGGACAATCAAGGATTAAGCAGTACAGAAGCAAAAATTAAGCTAAAACACGCAAATGCAACGTATAAAGCTTTCAGTACTGAAATGGGAGATAGAATTCACAACGATAGGCTTAGAATTGGCTAAAACGCTCACATTGTGAGCTATTATTCAAGCTAAAATATAGTTAGCCAAAACCATACCGGAGAAGATTCGGTTTATAAAATACTTTAGGAGGGCAAATGAAAAACATTATTGAAATTTTAAAAGAATCAAACATTGAATTAACCAAAGAACAAGAGGAATCAGTTACAAAGCTAGTAAATGATAACTATAAGACGATTGCGGAGTTCGATAAGCAAAAAGAAAAGCTATCTTTAGCAGAGAACAACGCAAAGGATATTCAAAAAAATTTTGATAAATTCAAGGAAAGCTATGATGGGGTTGATGTAGAAGAATTGAGAAATAAAATCAATACATTGACGAATGATATTGACACTCAAAAGACTACATATGAAACTCAGATTAGCAAAATGAATCTTGATTCTGTATTAAGTGCAAAAGCTAAAGAATACGGATGTAAAGATTTCGATTTAGCAAAATCACAATTCAATTATGATGATTTACTAAATTCCAAAGACCAAACAAATGATATTGACAAGGCTTTCAAGACTTTGAAAGAAAATAAGCCAATCTTATTTGAAGAAGAACAGAAAGGACCTACTGCAACAGGAAATATCGTTGGAAGCAGTGGGCAAGGAGAAAACCCAAACGCCGAAGATTTATTATTGCGACAAGCAATGGGTTTAACTACAGAAAAGAAATAAGGAGGATTTAATTAATACCAAATCAAATTGCACTAGCTAAAACGTATGTCTCAAATCTAGATGAGGTGTATAAGTTAGCTTCAGTAACAGGTGATTTAAATGCAGACGCTACAATGGTACGAGCAGGAGCGAACGCAAAAGAAATCATCTATCCACAAATTTCAGTCAAAGGTTTAGGAAACTATGATAGAAATAGTGGTTATACAGGTAACTCAGTTAAGTTAGAATGGAAAACTGCTACATTCGACTATGATAGAGGAACTAAAATCTCAGTCGATACACAAGACAATGCCGAATCAATGAATATTGCGTTCGGTATGGCAGGAGCAGAATTAATGCGTACAAAGGTAGCACCGGAAGCAGACGCTTATACATTTGCTAAAATTGCCGGAACAACAGGAATCACAACAGTTGCCGAAGATTATACAACTTCAGAAGAGTTCTTGAGCGCATTATTAACGGCAACTACTAAAATGGATGAAGATGAAGTTCCTAGCGAACAACGTATCTTGTATGCTACACCTACATTATTAAATGGCGTTAAGGCATTAGATACATACAAATCTCGTGAAGCTTTACAAGGATTCGCAAAAGTTGTTCCTGTACCTGCTAGTCGTTTCTATACAAAAATCAAATTGTTGAGTGGAAAAGATACAGAGTTAGATGGCGGATACGAAAAGGCAGAAGATGGACACGTAATCAACTTCTTGATTGTTCATAAACCTGCCGTAATGAAATGGGATAAACACACCGTTTCAAATGTAATTCCTGCAAGCAATAACATTGAATCAGATTCAGATGTATTGAAATATCGTAAGTATGGAATCGTTGATGTATACGCAAATAAGGTAGCAGGTATTTACTTATCTGCTAGTGCTAAGTAATGGCTACAGAAATTGGATGGGGTTATCCTTCTAAAGTTGAAAAGCCTAAAAAAGGTAAACCTCAAAAAGAAAAATAGCATTAAAGGGGGTTGTAAAATGAACAATATTTTAGATTGGGAATATTACAATTCCCATTTTCCTAAATTCGATGAAAATCAATTCAATCAGTATTCTTACAAAGCCGAAGCAATGGTATTGAAGTACGTGAATGTTGATTCTATTAACGAACAGAACGAAAGCACTCTAAAAGATTGTATCTGTGATGTTTTAAACAATGTAATCTTTCAAGATTCAATTGATGGTGTATCAAGTATTTCAAATGGTGGATATTCCAAAAGCTTTATAAACACTACTCATTCAGACAAAAGAAACACGCTTGAGGATATTATAGCCTTTTGGCTAGGCGATACAGATTTAATGAAAGAAAGATGGATTGCATTATGATAGGATTCTTTGAAGATTCAATTACACTTGTAAATCACTACTACGACACATTGACAAGAGAAGATAGGTTTCAAGCTTCTATACTTGATAAATGTATGTGGAGACAATCAACTGTTAGAACTGCAAATGGTAATATTCTGAGCATAGCCACATCCACAAATATTACCATTCTATATCGTGAGGGATATGTTGAACCTTACGTATATGCAAAGCTTTCAAATGATGAGAAACAAAAGCATTTCACATTGAATACAGATAAGACAGATTTTGTATTCTTTGGAGAAGTAGAAGAAGATTTATCTAACATTAAATCAATCAATGAAGCTAAAAAGAAATACAAATGGACAACGATTCAAAGTGTTACAGATTGTACGAATGTCGATATGTTGAAGCATTGGGAGGTTGTCGGTCAATAGGAATGAAAGTCAAACTTGATGTTGAATCAATTCCCCAAATTAAGCAATCAAGAGGACTTGAAGAACGTGGACGAGTTCAACAAATGATTGATTCTGAAGTCATTAGGCTTATGTCCCCTTATACGCCTAGAGATACAGGAGCATTAATCAACTCGGCTACAAGAAATACTCAAATCGGTAGCGGATTAGTAAAGCAAGGTGGACCAAGTGCTCCATATGCAAGACGTTGGTATTACAACAAAGAGGGCGCTCATTTCGTTGGTGGTAAAACAGACCATTGGTTTGAAAAAGCTATGCGAAATGGCGGAGCAGAAACAATCTTAAAGAAAGCACAACAAATGATAGGAGGTAGTGAATGACAGTATCAAAAGCGTTGATTCAATGGCTATATGGATATGGAAATATACAGATAGATGAACGTATTGAAACGGATGTTTTAGCGCAACAAGCTATCTCTTATGCGTTATACAAAGAACCTAACGCAATTGTAGATACATACATTGACGGCTCTCAAATGCGTACTGAATACTATACGTTTCTAGCACGTAGGAATACACAGATTGAATCCGAGAGACAAGACAACAATTCCTTCTTAGAAGAATTAGGAGAATGGATTGACGAAAAGAATTTAAATGGAGAATTACCACAACTAGACGGAAACAAATATTGTGATGATGTTTCCGTTTCAAGTGGTTTATATCTATACACAAATGAGGATAGTCAAGCAGTATATGCATTAACTATTCAAATTAAATACAGAAAGGAGCTTAATTAATAACAACTCAAGGAACTGAAGTAAGCGTAGGACAAACAGTCAAAAAGTATATGATTGGTTTGTTCTTGGAAATGGGAACAGGGTACAAGCGTATCAAGAAGTCTACAACTTTGGATATTTCATTTAACAGTGAAACGGAGACATATGACTTTATCGCAGATAAGAATCCTACAGAATCATTGAAGAGTTATTCACCTCAGATTGCACAAGATTTAACAATGATTAAAGGTGAAGATGATTTCGAATACATCTATGAAAAAATGATGAAATCCGTTCCGGACAATGAAGAAGTAAACACAAAAGCTTTACTTGTATTCATGTTTGACGGAGACAAAACAAAAGGATATAAAGCGTGGGAAGTTGACACTAAATTAATCTTTGACACATTAAGTGGTGTCGATTCAAAAATCAACTTCAACATTAACTTTGCAAGTGATATTCGTGTCGGTACTGCAAAGGTAGCAGATGGAACAGTAACATTTACAGAAGGTACATCAGAAGTATAAAGAAAGAAGAGGTAAATCATGAATAGAATCACATATGAAGGGAAACAGTATGAAATCCCAACTAAGACTATTGAAGTATTAAAAGCAGAGGACGCTTGTAACGCATTTCACGCTACACATGAAGAAGCATATCGAGCTAAATTCGACTATCTGAAAACAGTATTAACAGATGAACAAATTGAAAGCATGTTAGGAAGTGCAGATTTTGAACAAGTTGATTTGATGGAAGTATTGTATATTGTCAATTTGATTGATGATGAATATTCAAAGAAAACGGTTGAACAGTTAGAAAAGAAATTAAAAACAACATTCGGAACAAATGGAATGAAGCAATTTCTTGACGCAAGCAAGACTGTTTCTAGCATTTCGGCGAAGAAATGATTGATTTACGCATAAAAGGCTTGCCAAATAGCATACAATCGCTAGATGGCGAGCCTATTTTATTAAATACAGATTTTCGATTGTGGATTCGATTCTATGAAGAATTAGAACGATTCAACAATCATGTTGTTGATGAAATAGATTGCTCTTATTTATTCGTAGATGAACCACCTATCATAGACGGGCATATTTTAAAAGAGTTAGAGCAATTCTTATATAACCCTTCTAGTACGCCTAGAAGTGATTCTACAGGCGTTAAGACATTAGACTATGTACATGATGGGGAATATATTTATTCGGCATTTATGCAACTTTACGGCATTGATTTAACGGAATGTGATATGCATTGGCACAAGTTCTTAGCATTGGCGAATAATATCGTTGGTGATTCTACATTGTGGGGATATGCAAAGAGTGTTAGAGGGTACGAAAAGCCTTCAAAGAATGATACACAAGATAAAGCATATCAAAGAGCAAAAGAAGCATGGTCTTTCCCAATCGAGTTAACTCTAGAGGAGCAAGAAATGAAAGATGAATTTGATTCATATTTTGATGTTTAGAAAAGGAGGTGGCAAATTGAATAGCAGATGGAACATTAAAGTTTGATACAAAGATAGATACAAGTGGTCTTGAAAATGGTATTAAATCGGTTAGTGATGTATCAAATAAAGCTACAAATGCTATTAAAGATACTTCAAATGCGATAGATAAGTTAGGTTCTGAGGGTTCAAAAGCACCACCAAAGATTACGGATGAATTAAGAAAGCTAAATAGCGAACAAAAGAATACACAGACAGAAACAACAGAAACAGGTTCTAAATTTGATGTATTTAAACAAGTAGGTAATAGTGCATTAGAATCAATTCAAGGTGGATTTGACGGACTATTAGGAAAGATTCAGAATATTAGTCCGGAAGCTACTGCAATCACAGAAACATTAACAGGATTAGGCGTTGGTGGAGTTGTTGGTGTTACTGCCGTGGCAGGAGCTATCGGTGGCATGGCATTAGCAATTAAGACAGGTGTTAATCAAGCCATGGAATTAGATGACGCTATGGCTAAATTCCAAGCTCAAACAGGTGCTTCAAGTAATGAAATGAATAAATTTAAAAACATTGCTCGTGATGTTTGGTCTAATAATTTCGGTGAAGATATTTCAGATGTTGCCGATATGATGGGCAGAGTCAAGCAACAAATGCAAGGCATAAGTGATGTTGACCTAAAGAATGTGACCGAGGATTTGATTACATTAAGAGACGCTTATGGAATGGATGAGAATGAGACCTTAAGAGGTGCGAAACAATTAATGGAACAATTTGGAATCAGTTCCGAAAAAGCTTTTGACCTTATAGCAAAAGGTGCTCAGAATGGTTTGGATTATTCCGGAGAATTAGGTGATAATATTGCAGAATACGCAGGTAAATTCAAGCAAGCAGGATATTCGGCAGAAGAATATTTACAAACTATTACAAATGGTGTAAAAAGTGGTTCTTATAACCTTGATAAAGCGCATGACGCAGTAAATGAAATTACTACAAGAATGTCAGACGGAACTATCGAAAAATCATTAGATAGTTTCAATGATAAGACAAAAGAAGTTTTCCAAGCATATAAAGAAGGTGGCGCAACACAAAAAGATGTGCAAGACGCAATCATCCAAGATATTAAGGAAACAACAAATCAACAAGAAGCATTAAACAAAGCAAGTATTGCATTCGGCACAATGGGAGAAGATTTCAACCTTAAGTTTATTACATCTTTATCATCTGTAGGTGATGAATATAACAATGTAGCCGGAACAATGGATAAGGTTAAGGCTATCGCAAACGGTGGCTTAAAGAACGCTTTAAGTGGTTTAGGACGTGCATTTCTTGATTCATTTACTCCAATCGGCGAACTTATTACCCCTATTCTTTCCGGTATCATTGTATTAATTACATTAGCTATACAAGATATTCAAAAAGGGTTTGCCAAAGTCGGTGAAGTTATTTCAAGCGTATTTGGTAGCATTGATACAAGTGGAATCACAAATATCGTTAACCAAGTTTCCAAAGTCTTAAAGCCTGCATTTGATGAAGTAAAAAAAGCAATTGAGCAGATGAAAGTTGCACTTGAACCTATCGCAAAAGATATATTAAGCAAGATTATTGAAGTTATTCAAAACATTGTGAATCAAGCACAAAAGATTCTTACAGTAGTAGGACCACCGATTCTAGCAATTATTCAAAAGATTATCTCAGTGATAACTGAAATGATTCCTGTAATAACATCTATTCTAACAGTTGTAGGAAGTGTTGTAAGTGGGATTATTTCATTTATAAGTACAGTAATCACATATGTTGGAACGGCTATTGCAACTATACTAGGATTTATCATGCCGATTGTAGAAATCATAGCTACAATCGTAGCGAATATTTGGTCTGTTATCTTAACTGTAGCAACAAATATATGGAGCAAAGTCAGTGACTGTCTCTTATACACATCTCCGAGCCCA